GGTTTGCTGGAAGCTGCAGAACGGAGGGCTGGCTTATGTATAAGAACAGGATTTACAGACAGATCGCCGCTGACTGCACAAAAGCGTACTGGAGTTCGATTCTTTTTTATGCGCTGCAGCTGATTGTCAGCCAGGTTGCGGTCGCGTATTCCGCGAGGATGCTGGGCGTGTTCTCGGCATACATTTTAAATAATGAAATTCAAAAGGGGCTTGGCTGCCTTTGGCAGATTTTAATCTGCGTGGCGATTTCCGTAACGCTGCCGCTTGCATGCTCGACGATGGGAGAGCTGCTGATGTTTCGGGCGTCCTTAAACCATGAACGGGCGGTGCTCAACCGATATTTGAATAAAACCTATGCGGCGGCAGTCGGACTGCGGGGGAGCGATGCACAGTTTCGCCTGGAAGAAGATCAGACACAGCTGGGAATTTACTGGAATACGACCGGAATGTATCTGGTTTCCGTGCCGATTGTCGTGATCTATCTGCTCTGGCAGATGGTTCCGGTGATGGGATGGTTTACACTGTTCGTCGCAGCAGTCTGTTGTGTTCGAATTTTCGTCCCCGTATTTTTCCGGAAAAAAACAGAAGAATACGACAGGCTGGAGCGGGAAAGTCGGACAAAGATGCGGAATCTCGAGCAGGAGATGCTGGAAAAACCGGTGGAACTTTGCCTTTATGGTCTGCAAAGTGATGAGCTGGCGCGGTTAAAGTGTCTGCAAAAGGACTATCTGGAAACACTTTTTGTCAAAAAAGCGAAGCTCGAAACCTGGCAGAAAAATATTCTGGGAGGAATGGATTCGTTCTGCATGCTGGTGCTTCTGGCGGCATCAGCAATCGCAATTTCTTCGGGCAAAATGGGCGTAGAGAGCGTCACCGCCATGATCGGCTTTTACTATGTGTTTCAGACCGAAGCCGGATATGTGCTGGAAATCGTCAAGCAGCTTCCGATCTGCAAAAATCTGGTGCAGCGGATTTCTGTTTTTTATGAGGCTCAGGAAAGAACGGATGGAGAAACGGTCGGGGAGGTTACGTCGATCACTTTTCGGAACGTGACGTTTTCGTATGACGGAAAAAACGACATCCTGAAAAACTGCAGCGAGCAGATCGCAATGCATGAAAAAAACGTGATCTGCGGAGAAAACGGAACCGGAAAATCAACGCTGTTAAAGCTCCTGCTCGGCTTGTACCCGGGCTATCAGGGCGAAATCCTGATCAACGGAAAGGAGCTTGGCAGATTAAATCCTGCAAAATGGCGGGAAAAATGTGCTTTTGTGGAACAGGTTCCGTTCCTCTTTGAGGGGACTGTACGGGAAAATGTGAAGCTGGGACAGGAGGTTTCTGAGAAAAAAGTCGATCAGGTCCTGGAACGTGTTGGAATCGTCCATCTGGCAGACCGCAGGGTTGGTGGAGAAAAATCGGAACTGTCCGGCGGCGAATGTCAGAAAATCGCGATTGCGCGGGCGCTTTTACGAAATGCAGAGGTGTTGATTCTGGACGAGCCGACGAACCACTTGGACGAGGCGGCAAAACAATGGCTGATGGATTTTATTCAAAAGTTCGATAAAACGATGATTTATGTTTCGCATGAAGAAAGCATGATTCAGCTTGCGGATCGGAAAATTGCGGTACAGAGATAAAAATGCTGCGGTGCGTGAAGCGGGGCAGATACCAAGATTTTAAATATGATGTATTGCTAGAAGTCGTAAGGGGTGAGAAAAAAAGTGGATTTTCTCACCCCTTGCTGGTTCATTTACTTTATAAAATCATTCATCAACAGCCATTTCCAGATTGGAATCACTTCAATACGAATGCCTTCACAATCAAGGACAGTCTCTTCACTATTGGTAATCAGAATACATTTAAAAATTGAAGAGCCATTTAGTGCCTGACCACGGGAAAAAGAATATGAAATTACGCAGACAGCAGTTGCTGTTGATTTTTTTCGAAATATCGTTTATATTAAATATATTCTATTATGGCAGG